CTTGGATTTCCTAGAACAGTTAATAAACGGAGGAGTTAATGGCTCAGAGCTTCAAGGACCTCCAGGGCCTCATCGTAGAACAGGAGGTTATAGAATAGTCATTAACAGAGGAATGTTCAATCAATTCACAAATAATGAAGAAAACGACGACGATGATATGTTTGGAAGAGGAAGGAACCGAGATAGAAAATCAGAAAATTTTGAAGTTGTTACCAAATATCCGATTAAATTCAAAGATATTGGTGGTTTTGATAATATTAAACTTGAAATGACTCAATGTATAGAGTTTCTCTCTAATTATACAAAATATGCTGGATATAATGTAAGAGTTCCCAAGGGACTCATTTTGGAAGGTCCGCCAGGTAATGGTAAAACTATGTTGGCAAAGGCACTTGCTGGAGAAGCGATGTGTAGTTTTATTGCTGTTTCTGGTTCAGAATTTCAAGATAAATATGTTGGTGTTGGTTCTTCAAGAGTGAGAGAACTTTTTACGCTAGCAAAGAAGAATGCTCCTTGTGTAATTTTTATAGATGAGATTGACGCAATTGGCAGAAAGCGTTCGGGTGATGGTGAATCGTCTTCAAATGAGAGAGATAGTACGCTAAATGAGCTTTTAGTTCAACTAGATGGTTTCAAAAATAACACTGGTATTTTTCTGGTTGGTGCAACGAATCGGGCTGACCTGTTGGATCCCGCATTGGTGCGACCTGGTCGCATTGATAAGCGCATCTATATTGGTCTTCCCGATGCTGCGACACGCGAAGCTATTCTTAATGTACATACCAAGGGTAAACCTTATGATGAATCAATTATCATAAAAGATATGGTTGATTTGACAATGGGTTTATCTGCAGCTCAAATTGAGAATTTATTGAATGAGGCAATGTTAAATGCTCTTCGTTACAATCGGGATGTATTTACAACGCAAGATGTTGATGTTATTATGAATAAAATAATTGCAGGATGGCAACCAACAGACCATCAATTTACCTCGGATATTATTGACCACATTGCGCTTCACGAGATGGGACATGCTGTTATGGGTTTAGTAGCAAAACATCATTCAAAAATGACTAAAGTTATTATCAATTTATCTTCGCCAAAGAGCCCAGCATATACAGTGTTTGAAGGTTCAACCTCAAGTATTTACACTAAAGAAGCTTTATTTGAACATTTAGCAATCTTATTATCAGGTAGAATTGCTGAAGAATTGTTTTTTGATGTTAGTATAACTACTGGAGCGATTAATGATTTTGAAGAAGCGTTTAAATTGGCAGAAAAGATGATTGTTTACTACGGAATGGGAAAGCATAACATTATTTATCCTAGTTTAAGTGACAAGTTTAAGGAAATGATTGATAGTGAAGTGGTTGAACTTATAAATGATGCGAATAAATATGCGACATTTGTTTTGAAAAACTGTAAGGAACTTATGTTGGAGGGTGCGGAGATGTTGAAGAGAGATAAGCTTCTAAAGGCTGAGACGCTAATAGCATTAATTGATACAAAATACAGTGAATTGTTTGATTTGAAGTATTGCAAAGATGAGGAATAATTTATTATTATAATATATGGAGTCGTTTTATGCTAATTTGATTCTGTTATTTGTTGCGTTAATTATATATGTTTCAAATTATTTAACATTTACTAGACTAGAAGCGTATCCTGGGAGAACAGCGTTTATGATATTAGTAATATCAATAGCAATTGGTGTTTATATGATGTCTTATTTTGGACTAGAATCTATTTTAACCAATAAAAGAATATAATAAAAATTGATTTTGTTATTATAGTTTAATGATAAACCCACTTATATACATCATGGCGTTAGCAATCGTACAAGAGCAGTTAGACGGATTCAAGGTATATTTTGCTAGATGTATTCGTGGTTATCATTTGATTAATTTGGATCCAATTAAGGAGGCTGTTTGGGAATCTATTAATAGTCAAGTTCTAACGCATTCGGGTGGAACTGTCTACGAAAAGAGCAGTGGTTCTCATTCACCTGGAAGTGATATTTCAAGTAGTATTGGAAATTTCTCAAACAAATCTGTAAAATATGAATCGCCAAAGCGTGACCATTTCAATATAAGTTCTTATCGTTTAACAACGGTATGTTCTGCGGATAATCCAGGGTATATTACAGAAATTATTGCAGAGATAAATAAGAGGAAGAATTTTCAATACTATTCAATTATCGCACGAGATGAGTCTCCAGATAAGATTTATTATGATTGGTTTGTTTTACCTGCAGAACACCCAGCATTGGACCCATCAAGCTATACATGGGAACCAATGATAGGAAAACGCGGTAAAAAAAAGGACATTCAAGTGGGGTGGAATACAAATGTTGTCAATGGCTGTAGTATGAGTATATCATTCAGCATGTCGTCTCAGTTGTGGATTTCTGTGTCAATCACGGATGAAATGAAAGAACAGTATATTCTTGCGACAACTCAAGTAAAGAAGCAAATAATGATGGATTATGTTGCACTTTCTGAACATTTTCCAGATGAATCGGTTTCTATTTAATTATTTTGAAAAATCAACTTTTGCACCGCGTTTGATATTCAAGGCCTTGCAAGTTCCACCAGGCATTTCAATAACCAAGTCTCCTTTTCCAGGATAAGTTTTACATTCTTCTGTCTTACAAGGAGGACAACTGTGATGTATTTTTGTTATTTTTCCATCGTGAATAAAAATGACATCTAATTCAACGATGCAATTTTTCATCCAAAATGCGGATTCTTTTTTATTCATGACAAACAATAGTGCGTTAAATTCGCCAGTAAACCTTTTTCCCATCATTCCGAGCATAATTTCTCTCGGAGTTTTTAAAACTTTTGTTTTGAATATGTGATGATTTATATGTGTTTGTATATACATATATAAATCCAATATTATTATTTTGTTTGCTGTTGTTGAATAAACTGTTTCATTTCATCAATTTCTTTTGTTTGTGTGTCTACGATTTTGGTAGCAAATTCGCGGACCTTAGGAGATACGTCTGGTTTTTCAAGTAAATTTTTGCTAGTAAATAAAGCCATGTCATGATGTTCAATCATTTCTCTCAAGTAGTTGACTTCATTAACTGCAATTTGTTTTCTATAAAGCCAAACTGAAACACCAAAACATAAGAATAAGGATATATAATAACGAAGACTTATAGTTTTTTGATGCATGTCGTGCATAATGACCTCTAAAATGCCCATAATAAATGCCATAACAAGCGATATATATATTTTACCCAAGCTATTTGTAACATTTGTAAAATCATTTGTCATAACATTTGACATAATAAAATACTGGGTTAAAAATCCTGTAATAATCATATATCCCGCGGAGTAACTTAAAGACATGGACATCATTTTCATGTTATATTATTATATTATAGGGTTATTATATTATTTTTTAAGGTTTAATGTTTAATTTTTCTAGTGATGTTCTTCTTGGATTTTGAGATGAAACCACGAATTTTGTTTTGTTGTTCACAAATCATGTCAACAATGTCTTGAAAATAGCTGCGAAATTCTTTACGCATTTTCTTTAAATCATCTACACATATCCATCTAATCTCGGCCTTTTCGAAGATTTTAGTTCGTTTAATAATAGCGACATCAAGACGTTTTTGTAAGAATCTCTGATTATTGTTGTAGTAGTATGGTAACGCATCATCATAATCCATTTTAAAGATATGCATTCGGTAATTTGTGTGACCTGAGCTTTTGTAATCAATATTGTATGTTCCGTTTCTCTTTAACATTTTAGACAAATCTGCATCGCTTCCTAAAAACCCAGTTAATTCTTCTCCACCTTCACGAATTGCAGTTTGAATATAAGTTTCAGAATCATCAGTTCCTCCACCAAAATCGCTCCATCCAGGTGTGTCGCAATAATCATGTTCTTTTCCGAATAAAAAGTATATTTTGTTTTTATAAATACAAGTTGGTAGTATTCCAGCGCCCATAAATTATAACAATATTATTTTTATCTACGCAAAATATATGAAGAATAAAACAATAAGAAGAAAAATGAATAAAAAAGGCAACAAAAAGACAAAACCAAAAATAACACCAAAAGTAACAAAAAGAACCAATAAGACCCATAATAATAAAAAAACCCGAGTTTTTAAGAGTAAAACCCCGATAGATATTGAACGTGCTAGTTTGGTAATTGCAAAATCATTAAAACATCCGAATACTGCGCACGGTATTGAGAACCCAATACAGAATCATGTTATGGGATTTGGTAAAATATCTTCTTATGCTCCGACAATTAATCAAGATTTAGTGACTTTAAAGTCCATACCTAGAGAGAAAATATCAGATTGCAATAATTCTCGTGCGTTTAAATTAGAAGAACCACTAAAAATAGCAATTCCTGGTGCTTATTATGGCAATAACTGTCACAAGTATTCAACCCCAGAAGCTCAAAAATTTTTATTACACAATCTCTCTGCAAATAAGCATGTAGACCCCAGCGTCATAGTTCCTCCTATTCAAATACAATCAAATTGTTGGTTTAATACAATGTTTGCTACGCTTTTTATTAGCGATAAAGGTCGCAAATTTTTCCATTATTTCAGAGAGTTAATGATAGAAAGCAAGCAGGCAAATGGTACACCAATTCCCGAGAAACTTGCTGATGCGTTTGCTCTTCTTAATTTTGCGATTGAATCTGCATTAACTGGGTCAAAGTATGCTTATGAATTGAATACAAATAGTATTATTAAACAGATATACGAGAGTATACCAGATAAATATCACAAGATATATCCTTATGTCGTTGGTGTTGATGCTGCTAGTAATCCAATAAGATATTATGGAAGTATAATAACCTATTTAGATGAGCATTCATTGCAGTTTTTGTTTATTTCTCAGTTGAAAACAGATTGGAGAAATCGTGTGGAACCAGAACTGGGAAAGTTGCAACACAAACCGCATATCATTATATTAGAGATATTTGATGATGAGTCAAAAAAGATTGAAAAACCCGAAAGTTTTTCAGTATTGGGAGCAGAATACAAGTTGGATAGTTGTGTTATAAGAGATACAACTCAGCAACATTTCTGTGCGACTATAACATGCGATGGTGAAGAAATGGGTTATGATGGGATGAGTTTTCACAGATTAGTGCCGATGAAATGGAAAGATACAATAAATCACGATAAAGAATGGGGATTTGAAGGGTCAGATGATTCAGACGGAACTCCATTGAAATGGTCATTTAAACATGGGTATCAATTATTGTTATATTATCGTGTTAAGTAATGTGCCAAAAATGTTTATTTTTTTATTTTCATATATTAGTATGACTTTAACAAAAAAAATAAACTATAAAAACCATAAAACGAGAAGATACCGTGGAGGTATGATGAAGGCTTTATTTAAGGGAATGTTTAGTAAAGGTGGTCCTAGACCTCCACCACCACCACAAATATCTGCAGATAATGTGAGATTATTTAATGCATTAGGTCTTGGATGGAATATTGGACCTGACTCAACTGATTATGAGATATTAAACATTGCACCAGATGCAGATGATGGTGCTATAAATAGAGGATATAGAACTATTGCAAATGCAATAAGACCACTAACAGAAGCAGCGTCATCAGAAAGGAGAGAATATTTGAGTTTAAGAATTTTATTAAGAGGAAAACGTGACAAATTATTAGACCCAGCTCTTAGACAAGAATATGATGACTTATTAAGATTATATCCAAAAGCTCCTCGTCCCTCTACTCCTCCACCTACTCCTCCCGGAACACCAAGAGGACCATCAGTTCCTCTACCACCAGTTCCACCACCAGTTCCACCACCAGTTCCACCACCAGTTCCACCGCCAGTTGCCAGAGGAGCAAATGTAACTTTTGCAGGTAGTCAAGTGCCGAATGAAATTTTAAAGCAATCTGGACCACTTCCTCCACCAGTTTTGCAAACTAATGTGGGACAAATAATTGTAGATTTTATAGACCTTGTTGAAAAAGAAATAGCAGATAAAACCAAAAAACCAACACCAGATATAAAAAGATTACAAATAGATATATTACATACGAGTGAAAAGATGTTGGAGTATCCAGAATCTTCAAATCTGGAAAATTATTTATTATTAAGTTTGTTTTTTGAAAATGCAGCTAATGGTCCTTTAGTTTTAGCATTACATGATAGTTTACAACAAAAAAAGAGTCGTTTTGAAAAACCATTTGATGTGAATGAAAATTTTCAAAAGTCGGGAGTTCCTCCAGAAATTGGCAAAATACAACCTCCGCGTTTTTTTTCTCTCATGATTTTGTCTTCAAGAATGTGTTTAAAGTACAAGTTAAGGTCAAATCCTGAATGTGAATTGTTTTTGAGGTTAAATGAATTATTTCAAGGGGGAGACGGTCCAGATTTTAATTCAGCTGGAATTTCGGGTGTATTAGATAATTTTATAAGGACAAATAGTGCAGTTACAAGTGATTATGTTAAAAGGATAATAGATGGAGAGAGAATGTACGAAATTTACAAAGCAAATTATTTTCAATCTGACAGAGAAATATCAAAACAATTAATAAAAGAGAGATTAGATAAATGGTTAAAAGTTGTTGAAGCAAAAGACTTGGTTGTAGATGTTCCCGTGTCATATTTATTCAATAAATATACAAATAAAGAGAAAGACCGGTTAAATAAAGAAGCATCTATTTGTGAGACAATTGCAAATTTTTCTGACAAAATTGGAAAACCTAACATAGTATATCCATTATTACCTCCATCTGCGTTTAACATTGAACAAAATGATAATGTTGATTTTGATAAAATAAATGAATATTTATACAACATATCACCTGCCGCAGTAAAGAAAAAAGCGGATAAGCTTCACAAGAGGTCATTAAGAAAAAAGAGTAAGCTTGGTCGGCCTTAAATTATTCCAATAAATATAAAAAATACTCGTGTTGTTCATGTTATTTTATAAATATAAAATAAAATGACGTAAATATCAGACAAATATTGATTTAAAGAGGTGCATTATCATCTTTTTTATTTTTCAGTAACCCTGCTATTTTTTTAGTAGCAAATAAATAGGCAATGTATGCAATAATTGTACCTATTATGGCTCCACAAATTACCTGCATTAGTGTGTGATTTTTATATTTGATTCTTTGATACCCAGTATTTATAGATATTATCAAATAGACTATAGAGAGAAGTGGACTCTTTAAAGCAAAGAATACAAATGCTGTGGAATAAAACACACTGGTTGCGTGTCCTGAAGGCATTCCATATCTATCAAAACTGATACGTTTTCCATGTGTAACGGACGCATTAAAAACACTTAGGTCTTCAGAAGGTCGGGGTTGTTTTATTAATGCTTTCAATATAATGTTCATTATCATGTTTAACACATAACCAATAACATAAACTGATAATAATGTTCCTTTGTTCTTCAGTAAAATTATTGTTGTGGCCAATAATAAAAATGGACCTAAATAACCAATGTAGTCTACTGTTGATATAATAAATCCCAATATATCCATGCTGCTCTTATATAACAGTTATATAAAATCCTATCTTAATATTGATACAAATTTTCACTAATAATTGTGACACACCAATCGCAGCCATTTAAGTTTACAATATTTCCTCTGTCGTCAAGCAGTTTTATTCTAAGACGGCTTATATTTACTGGACCAAAATAAATGCGTCTATTGTCTTGCATAGAACCACCAAATTCAACATTTACATCTCCTGTTCTCATATTACCTAACTTAATAGGAAGAATGGCAAATGTGTCTGAAACAACCGGTGATTTTAATTTATAATTATATGTTCTCTCGTTATTCTTAATAATTTCATTGATGCTGTATAGTTGAGGCTGAGTGAGGGTTCTTGGTGCGCTTGGTAATAAACGGGGTGAAGGTGCATAGGTGGCATTTAATTTATCCATGACTAATGAACCGGCATCTTCGTCGTTTGCTAATCTGGCACTATTTGCGTAAACATTTGAGCCGGTTGGGTTCGCTGGAATGCATATATAAGGGAGATCAGGTGAATAATAACTTGGTAATTTTAACACTTTTGATGTTTCTGTAATGCCAATTAACCCATTATTAATATGATTTTGATTCAAGTCATCAATAACTAATATAAAGTATTTTGGGCCATATAAATCTGGAATTGCAATTGCTGGATTTCCACTTTGTTTTATATTTTCAACAGGAACACGGTAACCAAGAACCCATCCAAGACTCTGATTTACAGCCATTGTTGAAGCACATTGTGAATTACACGATAGATCCGACGTAACATCAAAAAAAGTTATTATTGTTCTCTCGTTTAC